AGCGTTCGGGAAGTTCAAATCGTCCAAAGGTAAGAAGAAGTAAAAGGACTCGCAAAAATAGAAAAAATAAGAAATAAGAAATAAAATTGATATGAAAGTAATAGTCTTTATTTTTATAACAAAATGACTGAGTGCAAACTTATAGATTTCAATGTGTCGGACAAAGAGGAATTCGTTATCCAAATGTTTGGTATAGACGAAACTCGCAAAACCTATTCTATTAGTATATATGATTATACCCCATTCATATATATTCGTGTTGGTAATGATTGGACTTCAAAAACGTGTGACGACTTTATAGATCATTTAAAAAATCACGAGAATGGTGCAATCAGATATAGTTTTAAAACAATTGTTAGTTACGAGATGGTTTCTAAAAAAACTCTTTACGGGTTTGACGGTGGCAAGTTTCATAAGTTTATCTACATTAGAAGTAAAAATATGAAATTTATCCATGCGATTAAACAGTTGTATTATATAAAAGAAACGCAGAAGGTCAAGCCGTACCCCTTTAACGGAGTCAATACTTCTATTTATGAATGCATGGTTCCGCCCTTGCTTCGTTTCTTTCATATTCAAGAAATCAGTCCTTCGGGATGGGTTAAGCTGACTAAATTTGACAAGGTAAAGGTGAAAAAGACGCGTTGTGATTATGAATTATGTTGTAAGTATAAGAATATTATCTCCTTGGATAAAGACACGATGGTTCCGTATAAAATATGTAGTTTTGATATTGAAGCTAGCAGCAGTCATGGCGACTTCCCCGAAGCCATTAAAGATTATAAAAAGGTTGCATACGACATTGTTTATCGTCTTGAAAAGGCTTCAAAGGACGACTACGGAATGCTTCTCAAAGAGTTACTATTGAATGTATTTAGTCTTAAGAAAAGTATGGATATTGATATTTGTTTTCCAAAGGTATCCGTGTCAGAGTCTATGGTTCTGGAAACTGTAAAAGGTATGTTGAAAATGAAAATAGAAAAGAAGACCGAGTTAGAGGATAAGATACAAAAGTATTTTAAAAGCGAGCCGGGAGGAGAAGGAGAGGATACGGAAGAGCCTGTCTCGGAAGAATATTATACAGAGCGCAAGGTTGTTTATAACTCTCTTAAATCGCAGTCTGATTTGGTTGATATGTTGGCATCTAACGAGATTGATACTCCTGTGAAAATTGTTTATTTAATGGATTTGCTGGATTCTTCGTTTCCGCCCTTGGAAGGAGACCAAGTGACCTTTATCGGTTCTACCTTTGTGAATTACGGCGAAGAAGTACCTTACTTGCAACACTGCGTCTGTGTAAATAAATCCGATACAATTGTGCCGAGTCATACCTTAGAGTGTTATCCAACCGAAAAAGAGGCGATACTTGCTTGGTCTGAATTGATTAAAAAGGAAGACCCTGATATCGTGATCGGATACAACATTTTCGGGTTTGATTACAAATTCATGTTTGAAAGAGCATCGGAATTAGATTGCGTGGAAAAGTTTATGGATTTAGGTAGAACATTGGAGTATTGTATTGAGCCAGAGGAATCCAAGATTGTTTTAGCTTCTGGGCCGTATGATTTAACGAGGCTTCACATGTCCGGCAGATTACAGATTGATATGTATACTTATATGAGGAAAGAATTCAATCTATCCTCTTATAAATTAGACTATGTTGCAGGTTATTTGTTGAGTGATTCGGTAAAAGGATTTGAAAATAGGGAGGACACCTGTAAAATTATTACAAAAAATACCAAAGGTCTTGAACAAGGTTCCTACGTTCATTTTGAAATTATAAATAATTCATGTGATCTCTATGAAGACGGCAAGAAATTCCATGTCACCGAGATTTTGAAGGATGGCTTTATCGTAGATGGACTACTTGAGACAAGTGAAAAAATAAAATGGGGTATGGCAAAGGACGACGTGTCTCCGCAACAAATCTTTGAAATGACGAAAAAGGGTCCGGCTGAAAAGGGAGTTATTGCGAAATACTGTATTCAGGATTGTAACTTGGTACATCATATTTTCCAAAAGGTGGATGTGTTGACAACCTTTATTGAAATGAGTAAGCTGTGCAGTGTGCCGATAGACTTTCTTGTCATGCGCGGTCAAGGAATCAAAGGAACTAGTTATGTTGCTAAAAAATGCCGAGAGAATGATGTGCTTATGCCTCTTATTTCTAAAGGTAATATGAATGATGCCTATGAGGGTGCGATTGTTCTTGAACCCAAATGCAATCTTTATTTAGAAGACCCCGTCGCTTGCGTGGATTATGGTTCGCTTTATCCGTCTTCTATTATTAGCGAGAATTTATCGCATGATAGTAAGGTATGGACGAAGGAATATGATTTGTCAGGCGAAATTAAAAAAGACTATAACGGAAAGGACATGATTACGGGGTCTAGAAATATAAGAGGCGAATTTATTTATGATAATTTAGAAGAATATAAGTATGTGGATGTAAAATATGACACGTTTGCCTATAGAAAAACTGGAAGCAGTGCTGCTGTAAAGGTTTTAACGGGATATAAAGTGTGCCGGTTCGCTCAATATCCAGATGGTAAAAAGGCGATCTTGCCTTCTATTTTGCAGGAGCTTTTGTTGGCGCGAAAGACAACTAAAAAACAAATGGAAAAGGAAACGGACCCCTTTAAAAAGAATATCTTAGATAAGAGGCAATTAAGTATCAAGGTAACTGCAAATAGTTTATATGGTCAGTGTGGTGCAAAAACAAGCACCTTTTATGAGATGGATGTGGCAGCGTCCACTACCGCAGTAGGCCGGAAGCTACTGATCTATGGTAAAGAAGTCATTGAAAATGTGTATGGCGATGCAACGGTAGATACCAAATACGGTCCGATGAAGACGGCTGCAGAATATATTTACGGAGATACAGACTCTATCTTCTTTACCTTTAACCTTACTCAAGACGGTGTAAAATTGGAACCTCAAAAGGCACTGGAGGTTACGATTGAACTCGCACAAGAAGCCGGTCAATTGGCGACCATGTTTCTGAAAAAGCCTCACGACTTAGAGTACGAAAAAACATTCCTACCCTTTTGTCTTTTATCAAAGAAGAGATACGTGGGAATGTTATACGAGTATGACCCGACGCAGTGCAAGCGCAAGTCCATGGGTATCGTTTTGAAAAGGCGAGACAACGCGCCTATTGTAAAGGATGTTTATGGAGGTATTATTGATATTCTGATGAAGGATAAAAACATTGACAAGTCTATTGAGTTCCTTCATGGAATGCTGTCCATGATTTCCGATAAGAAAGTTCCGATTGAAAAGTTAATTATTAGCAAGTCTATCAGATCCTTTTATAAAAATCCAAAGGCGATTGCACACAATGTTTTGGCGGAGCGAATCGGAGTTCGCGACCCAGGAAACAAGCCTTCGCCTGGCGATCGTATTCCGTATGTCTATATCGTAAACCCCGGTGCAAAACTGCAAGGAGAAAAAATAGAAACGCCTGCGTTTATTAAAGACAATAGTTCAAAGATTGACTACGGATTTTACATATCAAACCAAATCATGAAACCCGTGCTACAGATTTATGGTTTGGTTTTATACAAAATGAAGGAATTCAAGAGAAGAAAGGTCTCCTTTATGAATGAGCTAGACACACTGAAGGATACGATGGAATATGATAAGTTTGTAAAAAAATCACAGCAGATGCATAATAAAGAAGTTGAAAAGATATTGTTTGAAACTTATTTAAGAAAAGATAAAAATGTAAAGGCCGGAAATACGCCGATCACATCGTTCTTTAAAAAGAATTAGGTCTAAGGTCTAAGGTACCAATTTATGGATAAATAATCCATGACGCCTCCAGTAGAAGTATCTACCGACTTTAGATTTGGACCTTTTCCGAATACATTTTGTATTTCCTCGTAATTTAGAGCATGACTATAATAACGCAAAGAGGATATAAAGCCACTGAACCCTTCCGAGTCTCCTATAATCGTATCGTAATAATTTTGTCTCGGCAAATTATTAAACGTTTTTCGCTGAGTCAAAACGCCATTGATATAAATATCTGCGGTTTTATGTTCCACTCTCATGGTAACGCATACCCATTTTTTAATAGGAATATTATTCACTGTAACAGTCTCGGCATACTCTTGTACGGACTCCTTATTTTTGAAGGTGTTCAAAACAAAATAAAGATTTACATGACTCTCTGTTGTTTTAGACGCTTGTCTAGAGGGTAGAATAGAGGAGTTGTCTTGCTGAGTGATAAATAAGCCTGGCGATGCATTCACTATTTTTCTATTTATATCATTTTTTAAGAGAGCATTAACACCCGTAGTATTTGTTTCATTATTCCCCTTTGAAAAGATACGTTGATAAGAACCGGGATCCTTATTTATTTTATCCACGTAAAACCACACATTCCACGTAAACTCTAATCCGTAATCTTCATTAATAGACCGTAAAATAGGTACGGAATCCTCTACGTTTGGATTAGAAGAGACAACTTTCGTATTATTTGATAAAACCATACCATCAATGATAATGGGGTTTGGATCATTCCCTATATACTTTTGAATAAGTTGAATTCCAAAGTTAAATAATACGACAAACAATAAAAAGACAACTATAATAAATACAAATCTACTAATTGCCGTATTAGAATCTGTAAAATTCTTAAACATTGCGCTTGCAGTGGATAAAGCTGCGACCTTTGTTTCGGTGGAGGGGTTATTTTTTATGTCGGCAACCTTCTCAGAAACATTATTCTTTATATTAATCGCTTTTTCCTTGACCTTTTCACCCATTTCTTTTGTCTTTTCATAAGCATTTGAAACCTGTTTACTTAGGGTTGAATTTGTTTTGGTTGCGTTTTTTGGTTTATTTGAACTATCATTTCTTTTAGCAGTATTCATTTATATTATATTAGAATATATTTACCCACTTCGTTATTATCTTGATAAAAGGTAAAGGTTGCATTATAACGATTCAATAGATTACCTAACAAATTATTACTAAATCCTGACTTATATATATTCCAAGCGTCTTGTGGAGATACAATTTTATTATAATATCTAGTGTTTGAGACTTGTCCGGCAAATCCTACATTGTCCTTACATATTTTAATTTCTCCTTGTACCGATGGCATGTATAAAGGATCATTATGTATATGAGTGTCCGTTAACTTACCATTAATATAAGTATCAGTATTATTTGTATCAAAGGATACGGTTATATTTACCCATTTTTGTATATTAATATTTTCAATGTAAATTACTTCTTCTTTTGTGGTTGATCCTGACGTGCTAAACGTGTAATATTTTATAATTAACTTATTGTCATATCCATCAAGGGATAATGTTGCGGATTTTCCATTAGATAAATCGTAATAGATGATATTTTTTTCTTTACCAAACCCTACATTCCAATCCTGAATATAAATCCATGTGCTTAATGAATAGGTTGATTTAATGGTTGATAGTTTATTTGCTGGATATACTATTTCCAAGTCAGCAGACTTCGGCGAATCCAATATGGTTTTATAACGTTTAAAAAAAGATAAGTTACCTAAAATAAATATGGCTAAAACAGCTAAAAATACAATTAATATTAATTTAACTTTACCTTGAACTTGGTCTGTAAAAACTACATACACTCCAAAAATGATGATAAGAATAACTATAATTGAAGATAATGAGCTAAGTTCCATTATATTACTATAATAAATTAAATAGGTGTAGTTTTATTATGAAATTTTTTATAAATAGAATTTATTTTAGATGCCGATAAAGGTATATTGTAATATTTCATGTTGCAAATACCTCCTACGTTATCATTATCAGACGAACCCACAATTAACATTTCCTGGGGCGACATAATCGGAACAACGGTGCTAGTGGATACTAAATTGTTGTTTATAAAGATATCAAATTTACCATAATCATAATTCATGACGATATGATTCCATCTTTGAAATAGGACGTTGTTTGTTTTGTAAATTACATTCGGCTTGTTTAATTTATTTTTCAAAGCATCTCTCTCTTTTACTTCAACCGTCAATTCGCTTGTGTCTGGGCTGTAATAGAGGGAGGGCTTTAATCCAAAGGTTAAAATGGTTTGTTTTGTAGTGCAACTATCTAAGGTATTAAAAAATACCCAAAACGATAATGAGTAATGATATAGGTTACCGGTTGTTATAGTTTCCCCCCAAACAATAGAAGGAACAGATAACGCGGTATAACCTACAGCAGAAGTCGCTGAATATAGGAGTTGAATTTTATCTACCACACTTAATAATTCAGGATGTTTAAGTACTAAATAAGAAATATAAGCTCTTAATAATTCAGGGCGATTGTCCCATAAAAAGGCTAATTGGTCAACATCCTTTTGTATGGAAGGGTCTTCTTCAAATAGTTTTGATAAAATAACCTTTTCTTTATTTTTCAAATATTTAACCCAGTTATTTACTGTTTTAGTATCTTCATTCATAATAGATGTAAAGGGCTCCTTTTTATAACCATAATCCGAACCGTATTTTGATTTTAGATAATTAAAATTTCCGGATAAATCCATAAGAGAGCTTGTAAAAGAACCGGATAAATCTATAAGATTATCTGATACATCTTTCTTAGGTAATTCAATAGACTCTAATTTTAATAATAATTTTTGAATCCATCTATCATAAAAAGGTAACGATTTTAGAATCTTTTCGTTTAGTTCTTTGCGAGACAAAGAAATGATATTTGTGTTTAAAAATAGGGGCGTATCTATTAATAAAATACCGTCTTTTTTATACATTTCTTTACCTATTTCTGGTATTAAATACACAAGTAGGATATATACAAATAAAATAACGGCCAAGATAAAGGTTGTTGTGGGCGTGTCATTATAATCCTTCTTTACATATTCAATAAGGTCTGTAAGCAAACATGGAATATATAGGATAACATCCTTTACTATTTGTAGTACCGGATTATCAAAGGAACCATCCTCACCTGAATATTTGTTTAATAATGCTAAAACAATAATTAATAATCCTAATGTTGACCATAATGAATAATCTAATAGAAAGACCGATGCATGGACGAACCCTCTATAGATTGCATAGGTACCGATTGCAACTGCGACTAAAATAAGAATGAAATACAAATACTTAACAAAATAAAATGAAAAGTCTGTAAAGAGGTCTGCAACTTGAACCGTAGTGGAGTTTATTTGTCTTTCCATAAAAATGATTGCACAAAATATAGTAAAAACATATATAACCACGAGAGGTATTTTGAAAAGGTCTACTATATGGTAAGGATTCGCATAAAAGATATAATAACCTAGCATAAGAATAAAAAACAATACGCCATAAATAATAGTATTTGACAATAAGGCCATTGTTATACTATTAGATTTAAATATTTTCCATTGATGTTTTTTCTCCGTGACAATTTCTACATAGAGCAACCAAATTATTGATATCATTTGTACCGCCCTGGTCCAGTCTTTTTACGTGATCTACTTCAAACCAGGCGGTAAGTTGTTGTCTGCATTTTTGACACTTCCAATTTTGATGGGCCGCCACATATTTCTTTTTTGTCTCGCTCACGCTTCGCTTGCTTGATGTCTTCCCCGAAGTTTCTATTCGTTGAGAGGATGGGTCGCTCTTACTTAAAAAAGGCTGAATCATGTCCTTTGCATTTCTATCTATTGGAACAACATTAATATATTGCTTTACCGCGTTCATTAAGGTCCAACTTTCAGCGGGGTTTCTGTTCATGATAATCAACACTCCTATACTCATTACTGCAATTAATCCTATCTTATAATATTTTGTATATTGTTTGAAGTTGTTTACAATAAAATTATCATAATAGGTGTTATAGATAAGGCCTCCCGTAATTAAAAGAATTGTAAACTGAGGTGTCATTTAATTTTATAAATATAAAAAAATATTAAAAGAACAATGCATACAAAGAAAAGAGTGTGAGTACGTCTTTGTTTATACATGTCGTCCTTTGGATATATTTCATTTTTATATTCCTCGTAATCCTTTATATGTGCCTTTTTTGCGGTATTGAATTTTTTATAAAGTAAATATCCATATTCATTCATTAACTCGGCTTTATCGTAGTAACAATGTATGGGATTATTTACGATTATTTCAAATAAAATATTTTGATCTTCTTCGTTCATAAAAAAGGGAATGGCCTTTATCAATTCGGATATTTTTTTCTTATTTGGCTTGGATGGCTGATAAAAATAACATGCATATCTTATATATTGAAACACGCAATCACTATTCATTTAATATATAATATAAATATAATTACATCTATAATTTAGATGGATTCAAAAAAATATTTATGTAATAACTGTGGTAATTATGGGCATTTGTTTTATAATTGCAAAAAGCCCATAACCAGTTTTGGAATTATATGTTATAGACGTAACTTAAAAAACCACATTGAATATCTACTGGTTCAGAGAAAGGACACGTTAGGATATGTAGACTTCTTGAGAGGAAAATATTCCGAGACAAATAATTTTCAATTGATTAATATTATCAATGAAATGACACAGGAAGAAAAAAAGGATATCATAGAAAAAACTTATAAGGAACTTTGGTCTAAACTATGGA